TGAGGTTGCTGTTTACAAGCATTACGACAGTTACCCGAGCGGTGCGGCTCAGTTCATTGAGGCGGCGAAGGCTCATGCGTGGCGACTGCCGAGGTTCGAGGCTGACGAGTTCGGTGCGGCGTTTGTTGCGGCGAACAAGTGTCAGGAAGGCGGCGGCATTCGTTTGATCCCACCATACAAGGATCGGTGGGAGTTGATGAAAGAGATGTCATTCTGTGACTACTGTTATGTGGTGGGCTTTACTGACAGGCTCATGGTTCAAGTATATAAGCGGATACCGTGTTCCGAGTTTGGCAGTCGGTGGTTTGAGGAAGAGGCCGTATCGTTGGATCATATGTTACTTAGGGAAGGAGTGGCGGCATGACTAGAGAAGAGTTTTGGAAGTGGCTGGCACTTTGCCCTGCCCCCGAAGGCTATTCGGAAGACTCAGGGTATTTCATAGCGGAAGACAATGGCACTGAGGTGCGGGTGTTCTTTTATTTTGACGTAGAGGAGGCTGACGATGAATGAATTTGCTGAGTCGCTAGAGCGTTTGGCTCAACTTTTCAGGGATGGAAACCTGCAAGACCCATACGCGAATGAGATTGTTTATCTGCTTGAGGATAAGGCGCACGACATAAAGCTTGATACTAAGGAGGCTGACGATGACTGAACGTGAATTGTTTTGGCACATATATGGATTGGTTATGGGAACTGATGTCACATACAAACAAGTCGATAGTGATCTGGATGAGGAAGGCGATGTAACCATCTTCTTTTCTGGCTTAAAGGCGGAAGAAGAGTCTGACGATCTGGTGCTGTCAGGATACGAGAAGGGCTACCTGACCGCGTTCTATGAAACGGATGCCCATATCCAGAACGAGCATAGCGGACGTGATGAGGACAACGACTGGTATGGCATCCAAGTCGGTGAACGAGTGTTTGATCTGTGCGTCTGGAAGGAAGAGGGCGCAGAGTCGGAAGTGTGTGTGGTCTATGAATGCTTCCTCAATGATGGCGGCTTCTGGAACACAGACACTAGCAAGCAATGGTTTTTGAAAGAAGGACAATCATGATACGAAGCGTAACCCTATGCTCTAAGTGTAGCGAGAAAGCGGACGCAATGGATATGGACATACCATACTGTGCAAGACATTGGTTTGAATTATATGGAGATAACGATGGGAAGAGTGAAGGATTGGTTAATCGAAATGGAAGAAAACGCCATAGATATGACCCGCGAAGAGTGGATTCAGAATTATGGCGTTGACTATGTGAAGATATATGAGGAGGTAAATGATGCGAAATCTGACAGCGAAGGAGCTGGCGGCTCAACTGAAGAGGGATCGTAAGTCCTACGCCGAACTAAAGCGCAAGCTAAAACAGCGGATGCTGGAGTCGGGGCACATCGAATGCCCTGAGTGCGGCGGCGAGGGGGAATGCGAATATGAACGCTCTGTCATTGACTGGAACGATGGCGGATACTTGGAAGGGTACATGGATACCTGTGACACTTGTGAAGGGGAGGGATACCTTGTCAAAGATGAATAAGGAATTACAGGAACTGCTGAAAGTTCCGAAGGTTAAGAAGCTATCTAAATTTAGAAGCAGGGGGCGATCAATAGTCAACATAATCAAATCTGCAAAGGAGAAGATTAAAGATGAAAAACCATATATTGAGGAGTAGGGATGGAGGTTTGACTAGTGAGTCAATCCGTCTTGTGCTTGAGCGTTGGAAACATGACGATGAATGGAACGGGATACCAGATGCGTGGGGCGAGGTTCGGGAACAGTATCGTCACATGAACGGGTTTCAGTGCCATGATGCGAGAGTCGAGGCACGGCTGGGTACTGAACATTGGGAGGAGATTCCATGGCAAGATCGCCACGCTTACAAGAACCTGTGGTAAAGAAGTTTTTAATCGCGCAGGAGGTTGTGATTTTGATGACCAACTATTACGAGGTGGAGGCAGAAACGATGGGTAAGGCTATTGCATTGATAGAACTTGACCCAACCCTGCTGCCCTCGGATGGGGATGTCGAGGGGATAGAAATCATGGGATATGAGGAAGCGGACGGACAATATGATAGTTAAATATATGGCGGCACTATTGATATGTACAGGCACAATGGATGACTGTACTTGGACATATGGAGAAAAGGCTCATGAGGAAGAGTGGCAATGCTTGTATGAAATAGCTTCATTGAAGCCAGATTACACAGAAAATAAAAGAATAAAATTTGTGGACTGCAAGCAAGTAACAAGCTATAAACATGAGTAAAGCAAATAAAATATACGATTTCACAATTACCTTATACTCAAATAAAAGCAAGGTAGTGAGGGAGGTGGTAGCGAAGCCCACCGAATTAGAAAAGGTGATTGATCTGCTTGATCAGGAAGCGAGTATACCGAGGCGAGGGGACGGTCACCACGGATATTACATCGAGGTTGAGATAAGGAGGACTAAAGATGTACAAACAACAAGTATTAGTAAACGACACACTAAACCTGCTGCGCGGAAAGTCGATACGGTACATTCTGGAGGACGGCGATCTAAGGATGATAGCCAATCTGGTAGCCGTAGTAGACGAGCTGGGACTGGAGTACGATCCAGAGGGGATGGTGTATCGAAATCCAAACATCCCAAGAGCACAACTAGCCAAGGAGCTAGAGCCGGGTCTTAATGCGCTGTTCGGAACGGAATACGCTCAAGCAGAAGCAGCCCGACTAGAAAGAAACCGCAAGGCAAGAGAAAAGTATCATGCAAAGAAAGGACAAAGAAATGAAGCCCGAAAGAGGAAGACCAAAGGTAGAAAATAAGGCAATGTTTAGAAGCGTTGGCGTTCCGATGGAAATTTATGATATGATAAGGGATCTAGCGAAAGCCGAGGAGAGAACCATTGCTAGGCAGCTAGCGGTTCTGATTAAAAATGCGCACGAGAAACATTTTCAAGCGTAACCCTGTTGCGCGACAGCTTCGAGAGCCGAGGTTCAAGAGGCAAGTCATAAAATCCAAGAAACATTATACAAGGAAGGGGCGGTCAGTCCGCCCCTTTTCACTTTGTAGTTCATTAAGTAGATAACATGAAAGTTTTCCCTATAAAGAAAGAAGAAGCGCATCCGTGGTTGCGGAAAAAGCATTACGCAAAAAGATTGCCTATCGTGATGTTTGCTTATGGCCTTTATGTCGATAGTGTTCTTGAAGGCGTTATCACTTATGGATTGCCGCCCAGCAGACATCTTTGCATCGGAATTTGCGGTGCTGAATATGCGGATCAGGTTCTTGAATTAAATAGATTGGTTCTTAACAGCAATAAAAGAAATCAAGCCAGTTTCTTGATCGGCAATTCTCTTAAATTGTTGCCAAGACCTAAAATAGTTGTTTCTTATGCTGACACAAAAATGGGGCATCACGGTTATATTTATCAGGCGACTAATTTCATTTATTGCGGATTAAGTGAAAAAAGATTTGATCCTGTTGGATTTGATTGCACATCTGGCAAACATAGCAGAGGCAAGTGGGTAAAAGGTGGAGAAACTGTGGAGCGTCCAAGAAAACATCGCTATGTTTATTTCGCGGCTGACAAACGCCAAAAGCGCGAATACCTAAAAAATCTTAGGTACAAAATCGAAGATTACCCAAAGGGTGATAACAATAATTATGACTCATCAAGTGAAATTGAAACACAAAGGATACTGATATGACCATTTAGCGGCAACAAAAAGGTAGATTAATAAGTTCAATCTGGATGCTGTGGCTACACTAATAGTACATTTAGGGGCGGTCAACCCGCCCCTTTCATATTAAGAAACGCCTCTTAGCAAAGCAGATTCTTTTATGACTGCTTCAGCATAATTATCCCAACGACTTTGAATAATCTTTCGCTGCACATCGTTAGCTCTATATAGTTGTTTCCAAAGCTCACCGACATAATCAACTATTTCAGCCTTGTTTTTGCCATGTAGGTCTAGTTCAGCTAAAATCCTAAACTGAAAGTTTGTTTCTAAATCATCTAATTCATGCTCATAACAACTCATCGTTCTCTCCTTAATGTTAGAACAGGCTCAACTGTTCTGGTTCACGCATGATTGCGTCAATGTCTTTATGCATGATTTCGGTAAACTCAATGTCACAGAAGTTACCGCAGTCGGGCATGACATATTTCTGCTGCGCCCCTTCATGTTCCGCCAGCTCGTCCAGATATACGCCGCGAATACATGAGTTGCCTACCTCGCGCTCGGCTTCTGCCATGCGCTGAAAATATTCAGGAAAATCTTTTCGGATCTTGTTCCAGTACCCCTTACCGCCTTTGACGCAGCCGATGCAGTTATTATTGCCATAGCCTAGTTTGTACATGGCTGGACGTTCAATGCCTGCTTGCTCTAGATAGTATAGGCATTCTGGTTTGGTCAGTTTCTTTTCGATTAGAGGAAAGATAGGCTTGGCATCGGGGTATTGTTCCTTAAAACGGATAGCTCGGTTGACTTCTTTCTTGGAATACTCAAACCCAAAAACCTGTGCCTCGTAATCCATCTCTCTTTCCAAGCGTTGACGGACACGTTTCTTTAGCACCAGAGTACATCGAGCACCGCCTGGGCCGTTGACGTACTTATCTTTGGTGATCACTTCAAATTGGTTGTTATGCTTGTGAGATTTGGTGACCATAATCTCCCGACCATACCATTCCTCGCACTCCCGAATAAACCGTTCGTTGTCGGGGTGAGCCGTGTCGATATGGAAGTAGATGGGAAGGACGTTATCCTTCCCGTGTTTGTCTATCGCCAGCTTAGTCGCCACCGCACTGGTAACGCCAGCCGACCACCAAGATATGATCATTTAATCATCCGCCCGCTCAAGTGGCCATCCCCCGTCTGCTGTCCCTTTCATCAAGCATTCTGCCTGTTCGCCTTGGCAGCAATCCTGAATAATACATTTACAGGAAGCACATTGTAGATGCCCGTGAACATCAATCGGGGGTAGGTGTGACCTACACCTAGGACATAACCCATGCTTCATGCGTTCCGCTATGCTGCCATCACCCCGCTCTATCATCATTCGTCTCCTCTTCTTCAATGATCTTTCTCTTTGCTTCGAGCGAAATAATATTGTCACGGCTCATTCCTCTTATAAAGTTCTCTGCAATCCCGTCTTTTAGTCCGGTTGTTTTTGTGAACTTCTCTTTAGCTTCCGCTAGTGTAAGTAAACCTTTTTTGTAATCCAAAAGGATTTCCATTGTGTTTAAGATTTTGGTGTCAGTTTCAGCCATTCTCTTGCCTCCTCTTTAAGGACTTTAGCACCTATGTCTATTTTATCACGAAGTGATTTAACAATCTTCTCATCAATCGTGCTTTCCGCAATTAAATCAATATAGGTGACAGGGTTTTTCTGACCAATACGATGACAGCGATCTTCTGACTGGATGCGAGTTTCAAGATTAAAGTCATTCGCATAATATATCACTGTATTGGCCTCGGTCAGTGTAAGGCCATAACCAGCCGTGGCTGGATTTGCTACAAAGAAACGGGCTTCACCGTTTTGGAAGCGGTCAATGGCTCGTTGCCTGTCTTCATCAGAGGTGTCCCCGTAGTATGAAACAACGGATTGATCCCCATAGGCTTTCGCCAGCGCGTTTCTAATTTGTATAATATCATACCTGAAGCGCGACCAGATAATGATTTTACCTGATGCTTCCTCGATGCATGACATCATAGCGTCAAGACGTTGTGACGCTATTTCAATCATCTCACCTTCGTCAGTTTTCATGTGCCCTGACAAAAGTTGCTGCAAGCGCAGCATCTGGGTGATTACTTGCGGGGCGGACACTAGTTGACCGTCTTCAAGCAGTGTCATAGCTTCTTTTTGTAAGTCCTTGTACATACGGATTTGTTCCATTGTCAGAGGGACGTTGCGAACCGTGTACGTTTTTTCTGGCAGATCCAAACAATCTTTTTTCAAGACTCGAAAAGTAAACGGAGCGATCTTGTCTGTTAACTCTTCAAGGTTTCGGTAGCCGAGAACCTGTTGGAAACTGTGGTTGCCCATCGAACGCTTTTGCAGGATGGCATAGCGTCCTTGATAGGCGTAGAAGGAGTCGTAACCCAAGATGCTGGGGTCAAGAAACTGAAATTGTGAAAACAAGTCCATCGGAGATTTAGTCACGGGCGACCCTGTTAACAGCCGCCTATACTTGAACTCGGAGGATATTTTAGTCAGGGTTTTTGTGCGCTTGGCTTTGTGGTTCTTGATTGTGGTGGACTCGTCAATAGCAATCAACCCATTAGCTCCAAAATGTTTTGCGATCCACAGCCCTGCCTTTTGTCCCTTGGCGGAAGAAAAAGCCTCTACATTCATAACAAAAATCTTGACACCAGGATCCTTGGACTCAAAGAATTTCTTGACCTCTTCCTTATATGTCTTGGTATTTGTAGACCGCCAGTAGCAGACGCTATGTCTGATATCGTCTGGAAAATGTTGTGGTATCTCTTTATTGATCCAGTTACGATAGACACCCTTGGGTGCAATAATAAGAGCGAAATCTATCTGCATGGTGTTACTTAAATATGCGACACTATCAATCAAAACTTTCGATTTACCAGTGCCCATCTCCATGAAAAAACCATAGCTTTTCTGGGATAAACCGCGATTAAACGCGATAATCTGGTGTTCATATGGTTTTGTTTTGAATTTGTAGTTGACTTCCATCTATGTCCTCCTATATGTTCTATACATAGGCAAGACGGAAGCATTCGTCAAGCACTTAACTTTAACCTGAAGAGGATGTACTTGCTATGCAGCAGAACGATACAATATTTGAAGACGATGTAATGTTCGCAGACGCTGACACGCTATCTGGCGTTGATGCGGATGAGGGCAAAAAGTTATCTGGTCTAGTCCGCCAGCTTAACACAAAACAACAACAAATAGATGATACGGAACATTATCTTAAAGGACTAAAAGAAGAAAAGAGACGGATCGAGTTTGAACAGATACCAATGCTCATGGATGAAATGGGCATCGAACGTGTGGACGTTGACGGTGCTACCGTTGAGCTGAAGCCTTTTGTTTCTGCCTCGATACCTGTTGATCGTAAACAGGAGGCATATGAATGGCTTCGTGAACACGGTCACGACTCTATCATTAAGAACGACATCATCGTGTCGTTTGGACGGGGCGAGGATAATATGGCAGGAGATGTCATGTATGAACTCGAACAGAAGGGTTTTCATCCCGAACAAAAAACCCACATTCACGCAGGCACATTGAAAGCCTTTGTGAAAGAACAAGTGATTAAAGGCAACCCTATAGATCTAGATCTGTTTGGTGCTTTTGTTGCAAGAACCGCTACTGTGAAGAGGAAGTAAATCATGGCTAATGCTGTAGTAAAAAAAGAAGAGGCTGCTCTGCCAGCCGAAATGATGGATCTAATTGTTGACACCGCTGGTGAGGGGATAGACTTTGAAGCCTCCGATCTTCAAATCCCTTTCATCCGAGTCGCACAAGGCACGTCACTACAACTTAAAAAGAGTGACAGTAAATATATGCCTGACCTGCGTCAGGGTGATATCTACAACACCGTAAGTGGTCAAATCTGGGATGGGGAAGAAGGTATTACCGTAATACCTTGCTATCAAACAACTTCATACCCAGAGTTCTATCCAGAGTCTCAAGGTGGTGGATATGTTGGTAATCGCTCACCCGATGATCCCGATCTACAAAGAACCGAGAGGAAAGGTGCTAAAGAGTTCTTACCGAATGGCAATGAAGTCATAAAGACCGACCAATACTATTCCTTAATTTTGGGTGAAGATGGTGACTTCAACCCTGCCATTGTAGATTTCAAGTCTACAGGTTTGAAGGTTAGCCGCCGTTGGAAAACACAAATGACGATGCAAAAAATAAAGGATAGTAAGGGGGTCATGAGAATACCTGCATTATTCTCAACCATTTGGAAGCTTACAGTAGTCGAGGAGTCAAAGACAGTAGATGGCTCTTTGCGGACTTGGAACAATTGGCATGTTGAAAAAGTTGGCTTTGTTCAGGATCGCAAGCTACTGGATGCCGCAATTAAATTCCGCAAGTCAGTCGAGAAGGGAGAGGCAAAAGCGGTATCGGAAGAGTCTCCGACAGTTAAATCTCCTGCACAACAAATGCCGGGTGACGATGACGTGCCGTTCTAATTGACTTGTGGTTGGTGGGGGCACTTTGGGTTGAGGTGCTCCCACTTTTTTTGCGGAGATAATAATGGATTTAATTGATCGCTTTGCTGCTTCTTTTGAAGGTTCTAGAGTAGCACACGGTCAAACAACGGTTGGAAGTGTACGCAAAAACGGTAAGACAGATGCTAAAAGTTACATTGTTCGAGAGCCATTAACAAAAGAGTTGGTTGCAGGTCATTTAGATGGAAGCCATGGTGTAGGAGCCATACCGATCAATGACCAGAACATGTGTAAGTTTGGAGCGTTGGATATTGATACTTATCCGATAGATCACAAAGCTATTGTAAAAAAATGCCGTAAGATGAAGATACCACTTGTTGTTTGCCGATCTAAATCAGGGGGAGCGCACCTTTTCCTTTTTACAAAGGATTGGATAAGTGCCACGGATATCCGCGACCATTTGATGGAGTTCGCCGCTGTGCTTGGCTTTGGTGGCTGTGAGGTTTTCCCGAAACAAAATAAAATACTTGCGGAACGTGGGGATGTAGGCAACTTCATTAACCTGCCTTACTTTGATTCTAAAAACACGTTGCGATATGCAATAAACGAAAAGGGTGACGAGCTTTCTTTTGATGAGTTCTTGGATCATGTTGATGACATGAAAACCACACTAGAGGACTTACGGAAGCTGACATTTGTATCAGAGGACAAAGAGCTTCGTGAGATGCCCCCCTGCTTGCGGATTATGTTTTCTACTATGGTGCCAGATGGCACTCGTAATAAGGTTATGTTTCATGCTGGTGTAACAGCGAAGATGATGTATCCGGATAACTGGGAACAAGTGTTGGAGCGGTGGAACCAAAAGTATTGTAAGCCAGCTCTTCCTGCTTCAGAAATTGTTACGATAGTCAATCAGCACAAGAAAAAAGACTATGGGTATCTCTGTAAAGAAGAACCGATGTGCAGCCACTGTGATGTCGCTGCGTGTCGTGAGGCTAAATATGGCGTAGGTAAAAACGATACCATGCCAACGATTAGTGGGCTGACCATTCAGAAGTCTGAACCTAGGCTGTTTTTTATGGACGTGGATGGCAAGCGGTTGGAGTTGTCTACAGAGCAACTACAAATACCTCTGCAGTTTCAGAGAGCCTGTATAGAGCAACTAGATATGATGCCGCCAATTATGAAGTCCGCTGATTGGCAAGCATATATCAACTCTTTGTTGCAGGATGCTATGACAATTGAAGTCCCGAAAGAATTGACTTTGAGAGGTCAGTTTGAGGAACTTCTAGAAACCTACTGTACCAGTCGTATCCGTGCTCGTTCTCCGCAGGAGATGATACTGGGTAAGCCTTGGTCAGAAAATGATATGACGATGTTTACTCTGAAAGGTTTGATGGACTTTTTATCAAACAGGGGTTTCAAAGAATTGAAACGTCCACAAATCCAACAGAGATTAAAAGATTTGAACGGAGGGAATGAGTGCAACTCATTCTACAGGTTCAAAGACGAGGACACGGGGCAATGGAAAACTATCCGTGTGTGGCATGTGCCACAATTTGACAACAACGAAATCGAACTACCGAAAAAGGAGACTTTAGATGACGTACCGTTCTGATAACGAGTATATCAAGGTGGGTGAGGTGTCTCGTTGGCTAGGGGTTGCTCGATCCACTATTTATAGATGGACAGAAGAAGGGCATTTCCCGAAACCTATAGTGTTGGGTCCTGAGAAGGATAAAAACAGCACAACAAGGTGGCTGAAAACAGACATCGAGCAATGGCTCAGTACTCGTCCACGAGAAAAACAAGATGGCTAAAGAGACGCTTATATTTGGACCACCTGGCTGCGGAAAGACACACACGATGATCAACATCGTGCGGCAAGAGTTGGCTAATGGCACACCACCAGACAGGATCGGTTTTGTGTCGTTCTCTAGAAAGTCTATCGAAGAGGCGAGAAGCAGGGCTGGAGCAGAACTCAATCTCGGTGAAAAGGATCTGCCTTGGTTCAAGACACTACATTCAATCGGGTTCAACTGGCTTGGCATGAAGCCTGCCGAAACGATTGGAGCGGGTGACTTTAAACTACTCGGCAACATTTTGGGAATGGCTTTTGATAGCGGCACGGCTCAAGGGTTTGAAGAGGGCATGATTCCTTTGTCTCAAAAGGAAGGCAATCGTTACCTTGAGGTCATAGCTAGAGCTAAATTAAAATGTGTTTCGTTAGGGCAAGAGTATAACGATAGATCAGACTACGATCTTCATTGGAGTATGCTTAAACATTTAAATGAAACATATGCCATGTATAAATCGGAGCAGGGAAAGTTTGACTATACTGACATGGTTGAACTCTTTGTTAAACAGGGGACGGCTCCAAGATTAGATGTCCTGATTGTGGATGAAGCACAAGACCTAACACCACTACAGTGGAAGCAGGTAGAGGTGCTAAAGCAAACGGCTCAAAGGGTTTGGTATGCAGGTGACGATGACCAGTGTATTCATCGCTGGAACGGTGTTGACTTAGGTAGTTTCATGAACGCTTGTGACAACAAGCAGGTGTTGGGGCAGAGTTACCGAGTGCCGAGAAGCGTGTTTCAACTAGCCAATCGGATTGTCAACAGGATCGGTTATCGGCATCCAAAAGACTGGAAGCCGCGAGAAGAAGATGGCAACGTAAATTTTTCTCTTCATTGGTATGACGTTGATATTGACGAGGGTTCGTGGACGATTATGGCGCGGACAAACAGGTCATTAAATATCGTTCAAAGCCTACTCAAGGAAGAGGGATACTTTTACGAAAGGTATGGCAATACCAGCTTCTCTCAAAAAGATTTACGAGCCATGCGTACATGGGACTTGCTTCTAGAGGGTAAAAACATCGGGGTAAAAGAATGCAAAGAGATGTACGAACGTATGCCGAAGCAGGGCGACAGAGCATTGTTGAAGCGCGGTGCAACGAAGACATTTGATGCGGTAGACCCAGACGGATTTCACAACTACGACAGTCTTGTGGCAGAACACGGACTGTTAGCTAGTAGAGATGTAGATGCCGCTACGGTGGTGGACTTATCTGAAGAGGACAGGTATTATTTATCCGCTATCAAGAGACGCGGAGAAAGCCTTGATAAACCAAGAATAAAACTGTCTACCATTCATCGGATGAAAGGGGGCGAGGATGACAATATTCTTTTACTTACGGACTCATCGTATCCTGCGATGAAGAACCCTGACCAAGATGATGAGCATCGTGTGTTCTATACAGCAGTCACTAGAGCGCGTAAAAACTTACACATCGTACAATCCAACTCAAAGTATAGGTATGAGATATGAAACGTGACGAAATTCTAGATGTAGCTAAAGGACTAATTAACGGTGCAAGGGCTAAAGCCTACGGTGATGCCTACGAAAACCACGAACGTATAGCCAAGATGTGGTCTGTTATTCTGGATAAAGAGGTGTCGGTGTCTCAGGTCTACCAGTGCATGGTAGCCCTAAAGCTATCACGACTTATCGTGACTCCAGAACATGAGGACACTTGGGTAGATATTTGCGGTTACGGTGCTCTAGGAGGGGAAAAGAATGGCGAGTAAGAAGGAAAAAAGTCAACTAAGTTTTCTTAATCGCATGGATCTGGATACCATCGAGCAGGACTGGTTACCACCAGAGGTGTTTCCTGACCTGACCAGAAGCGAATATATCGCTATCGACTTGGAAACCAATGACCCAAACCTGACAACACTAGGCCCAGGCTGGGCTAGAGGTGATGGATTTATTGTCGGTATCGCTATCGCGGCTGGGGACTTTGTTGGCTATTATCCTATTGCTCACGAGGGCGGGGGCAACATTCCTTTGAAGAAGGTGATGACATGGCTCAAAGACCAGTTAGCCACGCCTAAAATACCAAAGATAATGCACAACGCCACCTATGACGCTGGCTGGTTGCGATGGGCAGGAGTCAAGATTCAAGGGACAATAATCGACACTATGGTAGCGGCTCCGCTTATTAACGAGAACCGCTTTAGCTATAGCCTCAACAACCTAGCAAAAGATTACCTAGATGAGCGTAAGGACGAGAAGACACTTAGGGCAGCGGCTCTTGACCACGGCTTTGATCCGAAGGCGGAGATGTGGCGACTGAACTCACGGTTCGTGGGGGCATATGCCGAGAAGGACGCTGAACTGACATTGAAACTCTGGAACAGGTTTAAGGTAGAACTTCAGCAACAAAGCCTCATGACTGTGTTTGACATGGAAACAGCGTTGATCCCTGTTATGCTCGATATGCGAGAGGCAGGAGTCAAGGTTAATTTAGACGGTGCCGAGCAAGCAAAGACAGCGTTGATTTCAGCAAAGAAAAATCTTGTGGCTGAGATCAAGCATGAGACAGGTTTACAGGTAGAACCGTGGGTATCAACATCTGTTGCCAAAGTATTTGATTATTATAATCTTCATTATAATAGAACGGAAGGAAACGGACAGCCGTCCTTTACCAAAGCCTTCCTACAAGCCTCACCGCATCCTGTCGCGGCAAAGATCCTGCGCTTGCGTGAACTAGATAAGGCAAGCAACACATTTGTGGACAACATCCTAAAGTTCTCCCACAAGGGTCGCATCCACTGTGAATTTCATCAGCTCCGTTCGGATGATGGCGGCACGGTAACAGGACGTTTCAGTTCCAGTAACCCAAACCTGCAACAACTTCCAGCACGAGATCCAGAGATTAAGTCGCTGATCCGTGGGTTATTTGTACCAGACGATGATTGCAAGTGGGGTAGCTTTGACTATTCGAGTCAGGAGCCAAGGCTCTTGGTTCACTACTGCGCGTCCTTGGGAGAAGACCATAGGCATCCTGTTATTGACTCAGTGGTTGAGGAGTATCACAAGGGTGATGCCGACTTCCACCAAATGGTAGCTGACATGGCTGGGATTAGTCGTAAGCAAGCAAAGACAGTAAACCTAGGTATTATGTACGGCATGGGCGTAGGTAAACTATCCCACACAATGGACATAAGCAAAGATGCCGCTAAAGAGTTGCTTGCAAACTACCACTCAAAGGTGCCTTTCGTAAAAGGTTTAGCAGACATGGTGTCACAAAGAGCACAAAAGTTTGGGCAAATCCGAACTATGTCCGGTAGGTTGTGCCGCTTTGACATGTGGGAGCCGAAGACATTTGGCTATAACAAACCCATGAAAAGGGAAGAGGCAGAGAAAGAATACGGTCACATCCTGCAACGAGCATTCACATACAAAGCATTGAACAGGCTTATTCAGGGTTCAGCGGCTGACCAGACCAAGACAGCGATGGTTGAGTGCTATAAGGAAGGGTTAGTTCCACTGCTTACTGTGCATGACGAACTCTGCTTCAACGTAGAAAGCGAGAGTCAAGCAGCAAGAATCACAGAGATAATGGAAACCTGCATGGAACTGAAAGTGCCAAGTAAGGTGGATCAGGAGTTAGGGGACAATTGGGGAGAAGTAGGTTAAGCACCTGTCCCATGTCTTGAGGCATAGGTTTGGGTCATCAAACTTGTTTGGAGCTATCCTTTTTGTTTTTGCTCCATGAAGCCGCTCTCGCGGAAAGAACATAACCTGTTCATGCTCGATAGCAACTAACGCTATAATATCACAATCTGCATCAGTAAGGTGCCGCTTCTGCTTACCGCCCACGGCAAGATTGAACTGGTAGCCCTTGTTTCTGCTTGGGCCGTTATTTTTCAATGTGCTTGATTTAACTTGGACACGAAAAAGCCTATCATTATGATAGGCTATAATATCGGTTGCTTCAAAGTTTACGATTTGGCATCGGATGCCGTCTTTCAGCATTCTAAGTGCACAGATGTATTCGCCAATCTTCCCTCGATCTAGCGACTGTGTCTGCATCAGTTGTCTGTAGCCAAAGCTCTCATACGTTCCACTAAACGTGCGCTGCGATTTGGTACCTGAGAATACCACCTCGAATCGACCATCTCATCTGCTGCTTTATTCCAGTCTCTTGCATCTACTCCTCGCTTCATCCCGCGAAACTTTGACAAGCGGGGAAGCCCCAGATTAAACATCATATTAGCTATGATTAGCTGAACTTCCTCTGGAAGCTCGTAGAAGTCATCATACAACGTCAAACAATCACCAAGCGTGATCTTGATGTCCTCTTTGAAGCACTCGTCAACACGCTCTTCTGACACAGGAGTCTTGACAGGACTGCCATATTCAGGGTCATCCTTTTTGATAAGATGCCCAATACCAAACGTGGGGTAGCCCAGATGATCAAGATAGATCTCGTGCTTAACGCCCTCGTCAATGGCGAGTTCTTTTTTGAGTTTATTTACGTCCATTACTGTACTCCAAATGTTGCACGAGTTACTGGGTCAGGAACCAAGAGAGGAGATACTTGAGACGGGGTTCCAGCGGTTGGCGACTGAATATTTAACGGAGTAAAAACCGAACCGCGTGTTTGTTGCTGTTGAGCCTGCTGTTGCTGTTGTTCCACAGACTCTTGAGATTGAACAGTTGGCACAGGCGTAGGTATATTTTTAGCCTGTTGCGCTTGTGCTAAACCAGCCGTTTCATACGTCATTTCAAACAGGCGACCTAGTTTATCATAATCACCTTTTCCGGGTCGAACCCCAGTTGGTCTAGTAACAATTTTCAAAACAAAAGGTCGTCTAAGAAGGGAAGATGCAACCTTCAACCCTACAGCCGTACCTAATGTGGCTAAAGGATTTGTAAGATATGCTACAAGACCCAATCCTGTTGCAATAGACGCGGGAGCCAAGGCACCTAACCCTGCAATTTCTTTATTAGAGACAATCGCAGATTTTTTAACGGCACGCCGCAATATTTCCCCAGCTTCACCAAACATAGCGTCAATCGTGTCATCTCCATACGCATCAAAAATCTTTTGAAGTTGCGTGGAATGCTTACCAGTAAGAACGTCTTCAGTAAACTGTTTTGCGCCAACACTTGGATCTGAAACCTGTCCTAGGATCCGCTCCATGGCTGATTGACGAATGGCTTCCATGGTTTCTTCGCTTAACTCTTTTTCTGCCTGCTTAATCATCGCCGCATTATTTTTACGAAAGATCAAATCTACTATTTGTTCTGGGTTTCTATCCGCAGCGGCACGGCTTAATCCTTTCGCTAAAGCGTTATTAGCTAAAGCATCCTGTTCTTTTAATATTGCGCGAACTCTTGCTACCTGATCAGCTATCGGCATTCCTGCCATTCTAGCAAGTTCGTCATCTGCAATTCGAGGATTCACAGTTCCTAAGTCCTGTAGACCTTTCATCAATGAATTGTACTCTTTCCCAAAAAGCACTCTACCTGTGCTACCAAGACGGTTGATTTCGTCCACCATTTTTGTTGGATTGAAAGTGCCGTAGATGTTTTTGTTTTGCTGGGCTAACCGCTCCAAGTAGTTTCTAGAGATAGACTTCCTAACAGCTTCACGAGTTTGTACTCCTGCTCCACGAGCGGCGGCAACTTCATCAGCAAAACGGCGGCTTTCATTAAACTTACGCATTAATGTAGACTTTAAATAGTCATCATCAGGCAACTGTTTGATCATGTTTACATCTATTCCACCACGCTGCAGAAACTCATCAAACGTCTTTGGTGCATCTATTGGTTGACGACCACCGGGAACAACGGATTTGAAAAACTTGTTTAACGTGTCACCACGATTAGGTGCTAGGAGGATTCCGTTTGGATCAAATAGCTGTTCCACATCTAGCTCACCGTCTTTATAGGCACGGAAAATCTTCTCTGCATTGGCATCACGGAAACGACCCACACCCTTTCCGTAAAACGTATTAGCTTTGTCCAGAAGGTCTAAGCCTTCAATTACTTTTTTATTTTCTTTGCCAACAAATTTCCCGCTTGCATCTCTTCCTTTGAGCATTGTTTCTCTAGCAATGATTTTAGCGTTTCTAAAAGATTGCTCAATGGTGCCAAGCATTTCACCAATAAATCTATTGTTCTGAGTTCCAACCAAGTTAGGGTCAAAGCCTGCTTCACGGAGAGCAGTCCTGATACCGTTCATCTGTTGTACAGTAGCATTTTTGAACGTACCGTTTTGATTCTTGAATTTCAGAATAAACTTACCTAGACCAGAACCCGCTAAGTTGAATGAAGGATTCTCAGCCGCCATGGCCTCAAACTTTTTTACGAGTGCTTCCGTAGGAACAATAGCTTTGTTGTCTAATAACTTATTAGCTTGGCCATATAAAACATCCACGTCTTCATCGAATATTCGTTTAGCTATATCAATGCTTCTGGCAATTTCTCGACTGTCTAACGGTTTGGTATCATCGCCGAACATCTTTATCAATCTTGTGATCTCTTTATTCACCGTGCCATCTAAAGTTTTGTTAGCTTCTCGTACTATTGATTCAGGGTCACCGTATATACGTTCAATGTCCCTGTTCAATAAGTTAAGCAAATCATCTGGGTTTGAAGACTTACCAGTATACCCAGCGGCCTTCATTCTTCCTCCAAGCTCTTTAGCAACAAAGTTAGCGTTTGCTCTCGCTGCGGCTTTGTTTGGAAAAACACCTTCGTAAATTGCTTGCAATCGACCAAGAATAGGAGACTCATTAGCCGCCCTTAAAGTTGGTCTACCACCTCCCGCAATAGCTTCTCTCGCTATTGCACGAGCTTCGTTTGCGGATTGAGATCCGCTACCTTTTATCAGCCTACCAAAAACCGCAGCAAGACCACGACCACCGACTTCACCAACACTACCCAAAGCAAATTCTTTAAGAACACCGTAGCCAAGGTCTTCGTCTGTTTCACGGCGCAATCCTTCTTCGCTTTCCTGATACTCATCAAACAAATAACCTAACGCCGTTCCACCGCCAGCGATAAGAGCCGCAGGGATTAACCCGACACCTGTAGCGGCTAGTGAAGCTGTAAGACCACCGATTAACGGTCCACGCGCCTCACCATAAAAATCAGCAAAGTCATAACTGGTAAAGCCTTTTCTTTCATCAATCGCAAGAAGACCAGATCCTTCAATGCCGTATTTGTTTTTTACGTCATCAGGTAGAAGATCTCTATCCAACAGAAACTCACCGTCTTGATCTATTTGAATAGCTTCGGAAGGAACTCCCATGGACTCTAGTCGAGCACGACGTTCTTCTTCGTTATCACCCTTTGAGAAATTAATACGGAAACTAGCGTTCTGGACACCTGTGTCATAATCAATTTCACGATTTGCAAGACTAGGCTCTTCTTCCACCGCAGTCGAAGGAGCACCTGCAAAAAAGGCATCAACAATTGCCTGCTGTTCTTGCTCGGTAGGAGTGTCCCCAGCGATGACAACAGTTTTATCTCCATCTGGAGTTGAAACGATAATTTCACCCATAAAACCTACCTCTACTGCTGTGTAAAGTAAAACTTGCCATCATCTCTTTTTTCAAGCACGCCACCAAACGCTTGTGTGTCTGGCTGCGCGGCCTCTTCTACAGGCTTGAAGTCGTACCCTAAATACTTGGCTGCGGCTGTGTAGTTAGAGGAATGTTGAACAGCCCTGTTACGAATAATTTGCTGTACATTGTTAAGCGCATCAAGAGCTTTCTCTTTACTAGTAAATACATTATTAAACGAACCAAGAATAATATTTCCACTACCGTCTAGCTGCGCGTCACCATAACCCATGGCCTTTGCTACTTGCACCCGTTCTTGGTTAGAAATCATCTTACCGCCTTCGTTCAGGATTATTCGCGCCATTTGTAAGGTCATAATTCTATTTAAGTTTTCCATCTCACCAGCGGCACTTAGTGTAGGATCAATACCCATCTTTGCCGCTAAGTCTGGGCCTATAGCACCAACTGTAGCATCTTTTAAATTACCTAGTGCACCTTGAATACCAACCGCGCCTTCGTTAACCAACTGTTTTGCCGCTTCAATACTTGCATCGGTTTGAGCCATGGCATCAAGACCACTAACGTATTGTTCAGTTACAGCCTCCCACGATGCAGGACCACCCGCTAACTGGTTGGTAAGACCAATCTGAGCACCTGCTACGGTAGGGCTATACACTTCGATTTCCAAACCCATATCATCCTTACCAAATGTCTTCGTTTTTACACCTGAGTAAAAGTCGTCTATGGTATTGTCTGTTGAATTGGCCGCAATTTTTGCTTTCTGTAATTCGTTTTTATCATCAATCAGTTGCCTGTAAGTAGCACCATCCATCAAATTTGAACCACCGCCTAAAACATCAAACGCAGCATCATTCAAACGCAACATTTGCCCTGCTTTATACTGAACGCCATCTCTTCCTGTGAAATCAGAAGTTACGAAGTAGTTGTTTCTGTTAAAGGCTTGATCTTTAAGTTTTGTATCACGTTCAATCGCAAATTTAGCCGCTACTAACTCGGACTCTCGCTCAAAGGCTTTCTTCTTTTGTGCAGACTTAATAAAGTTAGGCATGACTTCTTTCATGCCGTCCGCAATATTTTTCATTGCGTTTGGACTTTCTCCGCCAGCAATAGCAAAACCCATAAGAGCAATATTGAGGCCAAGAACCGAAGGATCTTCTTCGTATTTAGGTAAGAGTTTTAAGTATTCCGCTTTTAAGTCCTCAACAGAACCCGTTCCAGTTTCTTTAGCTATGTTTATTTCAGATGTTGCTGTACCTGTGTCTGGAATCCCTTGCTCTTTGTTAGCTTCTCTAGCCATTCTAACAATGGCATCATCATATGTGCCGGAACTATCTGTTGTAGTCTCTTGAGTAGTGGTGGTTTCTGACGTGGGCTTGTCTACATCCTCTTCCGCATCAACTTGCTCAAGAGAGGACAGATCTAGATCAGGGCCACTTCTATCAGGAGCATACGGAACCTGTGGAGGTTCTTGGTTTTCAAAAACATTTCCTACTTCTGGAAATTCTTGCACCCCCAGCATCGCTTCTTTCCGCGCCTCTTCCTCTGCTATTTGCCCCGCAGGATCCATCGAGCCAGTCAATCTAGCAGGACCTTGACGCATTTGTTGTGCTTTAGCGGCGGCTTCTTCGGTGGTCTGAGGTGTGTAAAACTGAAAACCTAAAGACTCTAAGTAGTCTCGATCAGGAGGAGTTTGTGGTCTTGTTCCTAGCCCAACAACTGGACTAGTCCCAAAACCCATGATTTCACCGATTCCTGATAAGGTTGTTCTAGCAATGTCTGTAATCGGCATTTCATTAGGATCTGTTTTATCCCCAAGAAGATTGCTTTTATATCCACCCAAGCCAGCTTGATACATAGCAAACTGCCCTGTATCTAAAGCACCAAGACCTTCTCTCGCTGCTTTTTGAGCAATCATTTGTTCTCTTTGTTTTTTTGCTCGTTCTATGCCAGCAGCAGTTGTTAAGTAGTCTTGTGCAGGAACCCCTGTTACTATAGGTGCTATAAATCGTTGATTTGTCCCAAATAAAGTGCCCTCTCTCCCTGTGTCTACCGTCAAACCTTCTAACGGAGCAAAAACGGCACCCCCAGATTGAAACTTCTGTACAGGTATCTCGGCTATACCCGCTGACTTGTTTAGAGTGTCACGAGCATTCCGCTTGAACATCTTGCGATTATAAACACTCATTAAGAGCCTCCACCGAACGGGTTAAGTCCGCTAAATATCCCGCCTTGCCCAAACGCCCCAGCTTGCTGAAGCCCAGCGATACCCATGCCCAGACCTGCGACCTGCGATAACGTGCTAGGTGATGGACTCGTCTTGCTTGTCAATGTACTGGTTGTGGATGGAACGCCACGGAAGACATCAGACATAAACCCAATGCGCTGGTATGGCTCAAACTGCCGTTCAAGGCTTGTTGCACGCTGCGCTTCTAGTTCAGCTTGCTGTTGCTGTTGCTCTAGACCGCCGAGCTGTGACAGCATCGCAACATCCTTGGCTTGTGCGTCTTGTGCCGCTTCGCCGAGTGCGGCTTGCTGTAGTCCGAGTTTACCGAACAGCTCACCAGCTTCTTGTGCTCTATCCTGTGCAGACTCAAATGCCTGTGCTCGTAATTGTGCAGATTGTGCGGCAAATTTATCCGCTACGTTACGCTGAAGTTCCTGTTCCGCCACTGCCTGACGCGATCCGCCAAACGCACCAGACTTAATTGCCGCCGCACCAATACGCTGACGCTCTATGTCTGCCTGCCGCTGAATGTCTTGGAGGCTTTGCCCTAGCACTTCGTCCATATACGGCGACATATATTGCTGGTAGCCTTGAGGACCAAGTTGCGAGACGCCCTGTCCTAGTGTCTGCGCTCCCGCTTGCATCATTGGATAGTATGCACCAATCCCAGCCCCAAGCTGAATTGCCTGTTGCTGTAGCGGCGTCATTGCCGCTACTTGATACTCTGGGATCATTGTTGGCTGATCAGCAAGAGTCGAGGTGCTGGCCAATAAATCCTTTAGGAAGGTTTCTTGGTACTCAGGGAGTACCGTAATCGCTTCGGTGCGTACTGTTTCAGCCATTACGCCATCCTTTCAAACTTATCCATCAAAGCATACATGCGCTTGGCTCCTACGTTAGGATCGCCATTACCTGCACCTTCAACCGCTTTTTT